GTTTGAAGATATAACGAAGAAATTCGTTACATTAGCGATTGCAGTGGTTCGAAAGGACCCCCGAGTCCTCGTCTACGGGCATTACTACCCTAATGGACGAAAACGGAGCAATATATCTCTACAAGAATCCAAAAGAATCTTTAAAGAGTATCTTGCTTTCGTTTACGGGATTAAGCCGTTAATGAAGGACATTGAAGATAGCATCGTCGCTATAAAAGGCGCCGCTGAATATTCACGTCCCTCTGAGTTTCTAGAGGCTTATACCTCTAGAAAGGCTTCTGCCATCACATCTGGACCCAGTGACATCGCTTACGGCTATAATTGGCTGCAAGAATATAACTGGAAATCTGGAGTGAAGGCTCAAGCTCAAATTTATTACCAGAATGATCTTCTGAATAATACTCTTGCTCGTTACGGTATGACTAATGCCTATTCGCTCGCATGGGAATTGACAGCTTTCAGCTTCGTATATGACTGGTGGGTTAACGTAGGCGAGTTTCTCGCTTCGTTAGACAACAGTCTATATTTCGATGGCATGAGCAGTAAAATTCTCTATACGTCGAAAAAGCGTGTTGATAGCAAGGTTACAGTTTGTAATGGAAGCGCTAAATACTCTAATGATTACAGGGAACGAACCGCTCCCGTTTCATTAGGTACTATCGCCCACATACGCTATAAGCCTTCGATATCTTCCACGCACATTGCTAACGGCTTAGCCCTTATAGGGTCTAAACTCAGCAATGTGGCGCTTTCATCACATCGTCTTAAATGACATTAACCCGAGGTAACTCAAATGGCACAAGCTGCCGCTATCACCATCAATGATGGTCAAGCAACTCCCGTTGCAACAACGTTCAGTCCTGAGTCTGTGACTCCGGCTCTGTCTTCGTTCGCAGAACGCTCGAGCGGGGTATCTATTGGCTATAAACGCCTCAAGATCTCCAACTCGTTCGCATCTGGCAAGAGCACCGTTAATAAAGCTCGAATGACCATTGAATATCCGGTCACTTCACTTGTTAACGGCGTGACTACTGTCGCGTACACGCTCCGTGCTGATGTTAGCTACACTCTTCCGAGTGCAGCTACATTGGCAGAACGTAAGAATCTTAACGCGTTCATCAAGAACGGTCTTGCCCACACCCTTATCCAGGGTGCAATGCAAGATTTGGATCCTCTTTACTAAACCTCTAAGGCCTAACTAAGGAGAATCCAATATGACCAAATCCCGTAAGCTTAGCTTCGGGGCTCAGTTCTTTAGAAGTGAGCTTGGCGTGTTCTTGAAACTGTGCGAGGCTGTTAATACTCCTCGATCACAGGCCTGCTACATGATGGCCAAATACGAATGCTGGGAAGAATATCTTAGTCTGGCTATGCCGGATAGAGACTCTCCCGTATTTGCAGATGACTATCTTGTTAGTGAGGCAATGCGTAAAAATTCTAGACTCCCTGGGTTATGCATCGACCGTAAGGCCGTAGCGTACTCCAAGTGGCTCGAATCGGAACGTCATTGTCGGTCTACCAATGAACTTCTTCAATGTTATAGTCGTGGAGAAATTTCTTTTCCACCTATTACTGAAAGTGTCTTAACAAGGACGCGATCAATCATTGCAGATGTTCTCGGAAAGCTAACTCGAGAAAAACTCGAGTTTGCAGAAGCTAATTTCGGCTTCGGACCCGGCTCGACATCATCGACAAAGGGAAATGATGTTGTTCTTTCAAGAAAAATGGTGTCACGTTTCGACGTGACGCCTGGTTTGTACCCGTACTGGCGCTCACTGACCAGAGGTCCGTGGGCGACAGAGCTAAATGAGGTTTCCCTCAAGCACTCCAGTACGCTCAGTTTCGTTCCAAAAGATGCTAAGACGGATAGGCCTATTGATATTCAACCGCACGGTAACATATTCGTGCAGAAGGGTATCGGTAGTCTAATACGTCGGCAACTTAAGCTCTACGGTCTTGATCTAAAAATTCAAAGTTCGATTAATCAAGCTTTGGCTTCTAAGGCTCATCTCACCGGTAACTGTACAATAGACTTAAGCTCAGCAAGCGATACAATCGCTTATGAACTGGTCTGGTTGTTATTACCGCCTGATTGGGCGTATCTACTCGACACAGCTCGGTCCGGTTGGACTGAACATGACGGTAAATATATCAAGCTCGAAAAATTCAGTGCTATGGGGAATGGGTATACGTTCGAACTAGAAACACTGATCTTCATGGCGCTTGCGCGCGCATGTGGAGATCGTGATGCTGTTTCGTACGGCGATGACATAATCTGTCAGCGCGATACCGCCCCACTACTGATAGAGACACTAATCCGCCTTGGGTTCAGTGTGAACGAACGAAAAACCTTCCTGGCAGGAAGGTTTTTCGAGAGTTGCGGCGCAGACTTCCATGACGGTTTAAACGTTAGGCCTTTCTATTTCCGAAAGGATCCCTATGATCAAACGTCAGGAATTATCCGAATTTGTAATAAGATTCGGCTCTACGCTATCCGTCGTAACCATGGTTATGGTTGTGATATTCGGTTTCTTCCTGCTTGGCTATACTCTGTTCACAGAGATAAGACAGCAAGTAAAACCGGTATCCCACTCCACGCAGGTGACGACGGCCTCATCCGTAACTTCGATGAGGCCTGTCCTTCAAAAGCAAGATTCGGTCACGACGGTTTCGTCGCCCGAGTCTGGCGAGCTAAACCAGGATTGAGTTTTCGAACTTCAATACCAGGTGCTTACCTTGTTGCTTTGAAAGATGGAACTCCTAAGGATAACACGATCACCGCTTCTAAGAAAGGTCTTCGTATAACATACGAAGGCCGTACTAAGGAGCATGCTCGTGGTCTCATCTTAGGTTCAACTCTCTGCCACCAAACTGTTTCTAGTTGGGTGGAACCAGGCCCTT